TTGGTGAAACTGAAAGATTCATACATCAAGGACTCAGTCTTAAATCTTTCGAGAGAAAGTTTATTTTAAACGCGGATTTAAAAGTAGACAGTGTCGAATTAACAGACGGCTTACTAACAATCGCTTTGTCTAGGACTCCGAACTCATCGAGGAAGGTGTTAGATATAAACTAAGATCTTCTAACAGGAGATAATTATGAGAACAGTAGTTCTTAAATTGAGACAAAGCATAGAGAAGAATGGGTTGGAAACAGTTGGCAGAGCAGCTGAACTAAGTGCCTTAGTTGGCATTATGTTAGCTTGCCTATTTGCGATGATGCCCATTGTTTAAGTATGCTATCAAGCTAAAGGAGTTATTATGGTAATAGTAAGTTCAGAAGCTTTGGATGTAATCAAATCACGAGTCGCCTCACAGAAAGTGTGGGGCGTTCGTATTTTAACTAAACCTGCTGGCTGTAATGGCTGGAAGTGGGAACTCAATTACGAAGATAATCCTAGCTTCGATGGAGATTCAATTTACTATGATTGTATAGCAGTTGATCCCCAAACAATTTCAATAGTCGAAAAAATAGAAATAGATATGGAAATCGAAGGACTGCAGGAGCAGTTCATATTTAATACACCATTATCAACAGCCCAATGCGGGTGCGGAGAAAGTTTTACATTATGAAAATATCAATAGAGGGTTTAGCCCTTATCAAAAAGTTCGAAGGTCTTGAACTAGAAGCATACAAATGTGCTGCTGGGGTTTGGACTATCGGATATGGTCACACAAAAGGTGTTTCAGAAGGAGACACTATAACAAAAGCAGTTGCAGACGAAATGCTTATCGAAGAACTCGTAGAGTACGAAAAAGCAGTTAACGATGCAGTCACAATTTCAATAGATCAGTGCATGTTTGATGCATTGGTATCATGGACATACAACCTCGGTCCAAGCAACTTAAATGCAAGTACTATGTTGAAAGTACTAAACTCAGGAGACTACGATGGAGTACCAGCACAAATTAAAAGATGGAACAAAGCAGGAGGAAAAGTCCTCGAAGGACTCATCCGAAGAAGAGAAGCAGAAGCTCTCCTCTTTGCAGGTAGAAAATGGGACAATGTCTGAAAGACTGAAGAAAGTCTGGACACTACTCCAAAGATTTTGGTTCTGGTTAAAAAGTTTCTTCACTACTTACTACAATTTAAAAGTAAGTTATAATCATACATGGGGAGACGCAGACGACCAAGAATTTATAGTCAAGAAGTTCATCAAAAAGCAACCAAACTTTCTTAGTTTTATAACAGAAGAAGGTGAATTAGTAGAAATACGAGGTGCAGAAGGACTAAATTATAGGATAACACAGTTATGAACCAACTTTATATAGGCATTATATTAGTATTAGGAGCAGGTAGTTATTACCTTTTCCAAGAAAATAAAGTGCTACAAGCAAATAACGTAGCTCTAGAAGGAGCAGTTGCTACACAAGAGGCAACAATAAAAAATATGCAGAACGATTTTGCTCTGCAAACAAAACAACTTGGAGAACTTCAACAGAAGTCACAAGCAACACAGTTAGAAATGAACCGATATTTGGACATTTTTAAAAGACATAATTTAACAAAACTAGCAGCGGCAAAGCCTGGACTGTTAGAACCAAAGATAAACAAAGGAACAAAAAATGTATTTGACTCAATCGAAGAAATTAGCCGTACCATTGATAGCCTTGATGATGGCGTCGAGTTGCAGTCTACTTCCAACTAAACAGATAGAAGTAACAGCAAAACCAATGGACAGACTGATTACTCAGCCTGTATTACCACGAGAGATAGATCTCAAAGAACCTATGTGGTATGTAGTGAGTGATAAAAATATAGAGGAGTTCCATCAAAGATTAACAAAAGAGCATGGACAAATAGTATTTGTAGCAATGTCTATACCAGACTACGAACTAATGTCATACAACATGCAAGAATTAAAAAGATATATTACTGAACTCAAGGAAGTAGTAGTATATTATGAAAAAGTAACAGACCCTGAAGCATTGAACAATGTGGAATAAAATAAAACAATTTTTTGAGGACTGGGCGTATTTTAGAGTAATGAATAAAGGCTCTAAATTCTTTGACAAGAACCCAGTAGTTCAAGGACGATTTGAGGAAATAGAAGATTGGTTAGAGCATATAGAAGACAGACTAGTAGAAATGGAAAGCCATCAACACTCGGAGAAGTAGAAGATTTTCTTTGGATGCTAAAACCAATAAGTAATAATTCGAAAAAGATAAGAGAGGAAGGACTTCTCAGAGATGCTTTTAGAGCAGGGGTAAAAAATGTTTACAGAATTAAAAGAACTATTAAAACGTGATGTAGTAGATATTACATTCGTTTCTATGAACTCAAACAAGGAGTACACAATTCCTTGCACCTTGATGGAATCACTTACTAGTAGTAGAGTGAATCAACAAGTAAATGACACCATAGTGTGTTATCGAGTAGATGAGGGAAGATGGGAGGATATTAACATTAATTCCATAGTATCTTATCAAGGAAGTCCCTAATTTTAGGGCAAGGCTCTCTATGAGAGCGGAGAAATATTATGTTAATGGATTTAGTAGGTTTAGTCACTTTAATTGTGACCATAGCTAGCTTGATTGCGGCGTCAACACCGACACCAAAGGATGATGAATGGATGGCGAAGTTCTATAAATTTATAGATATGCTAGCTCTAAACATCGGGAAAGCAAAGGATAAAGGCAATGGCTGATGAAAGATTCAGTGGCGATATGTCACGCAACGAAGTAGAGATAGACCTTAATAAGTTTATGGAACTCGTTACAGAGAACAGTAATCTCAAAGCTAAGATCACTGAGTTGGAGGCTAATAAAGAGCCTGATAACCCTTGGCAGAGATGGATATTCTTGTCTAACATGATAGATGCTTGGAGAATTTTTCCAAGAGCATTTCTATCAGTATACATCTTCTTGCTTTACTACGCAACGATGTGGTTCATGAACCTAGAAGACCCTAGCATGGAGCAGTCAGGATTAATTTCTGTGATTGTCGGTGCGGGTGCTGCATGGTTCGGACTCTATGCTGGAACAGCAAAAGACAAGATAAATTCTAAGTAACAAAAAAATAGTTCTTGACAATTCCTCGTAAATTTAGTATAATATATGTATGGAAAATAAAGAACAGTATGTAAAAAAAGTAAGAATGTATAACTCAGAAACCATGGAGTTTGAAATATGGTATTTTGGGGAATGCAAACATTGTGGTGCTGAAGTCAATACGACCGATGGCAACTGTCCTCATTACAAGTGTTGGATAGCATAATGAACTTATTTTACTTAGACGAAGATTTAGATAAAGCAGCCCAGTATCATGTTGACAAGCATATTGTCAAGATGCCGCTAGAGGCTGCTCAAATCTTATGCACTACTATATGGATAGATAAATTACTGGGGTTCGTTCCTCGAGCTCTTAACGCAGAGGAGCGTGAAGTGATGAACAAAGCAAAAGCTGCGATCAAACACTTACCTCTTGAGGAACGACCCTACCCCTACCTACCAATGATGTACAATCATCCTTGCACTATCTGGGCAAGAGAATCTTTAGATAACCACGAATGGGTGCACTGCTATGCAAATGCACTTAATGACGAGTATCATTATAGATATGGTAAACTACACAAATCAGTCGAGCAAGTAGTAAATAAACTACCTGATCCAAAGAATTTACCTCGAGTAGGTTTTACAACCTTTGGACTTGCTATGCCTGATGAACTAAAAGATTATGATAATCCTATACAAAGTTATAGAGACTATTATCATTTAGACAAAGCAACATTTGCAGCATGGTCTCATCGTGATAAACCTCACTGGTGGAACGAAGATTATGCTGATTATGAGAAAAGGATTACAGCAAAATGATAGAGATTTATGGAAAAGACAACTGCCCTTATTGCGATATGGCAAAGAGTTTAGCAAAGAGAAAAGGACGTGAAGTAGTATATAAACAACTTGACGTTGACTATGGATTCAGTGAGATGAGGGAGCTATTCCCTGGAGCAAGAACTTTTCCACAGATTATTGTAGAGGGTAAACACATTGGTGGGTACTCCGATTTAGAGGAGTATTTTGGTGGAGTATAAATTTAACGAAGATCAAGTATTAAATCTGTTAAGAAATCATATCTTACAGAGTTACGATGCTCATTATAGTATGAACAAGATTCAGTCTACAGAGTTTATATTTGACGCAGGACATGGTGAAGGGTTTTGCTTGGGGAATATTATCAAGTATGCCCAACGCTATGGTAAGAAGAATGGAAAGAATAGAGAGGATCTACTAAAGATTCTACACTATGCAGTGATATTACTAGGAGAAGAGACGTCATCCACTAATTACACGGAGAAGACTAATGGCGAT